GAAGGATTGCGTAGCCGATTGACGCTGCCATGATGACATCATCATGCTTTTTATCCATTGCCTCCGGCTTTCCCTTGCTATTTCGAACAAATGTGAACATCTCGTTGAGTATTGCCGCCGGGAATCCGGTGTCTTTTCGAAAGAACACCGCCTTGAGAGCTGCCAGCGAGAATGGTCTCGTAGCAGATGTTGTCTTCCACCCGAAGAACTTCGTCATTTTTTTAGTTATATCATCAAAGGACTTCCTATAATAGAGATTTATATACCCCATTTTCTCCAGCGCATCATTAACCCAGAGCCCGTCCTTGTTAACTTCGATTCCAAGCATCGCCCAATTATAAAATTTTCCGAGCTTGTAGGCCTCGGTTGCCAGTTCATCCGGCGCGACCTTCGATATATAAAGAGCATCGCACTCTTCTGTCTCGTGATTTATCACATATAGCACCTGGGAATCTCCGTGAGCCAGTCCTTCTGCCGTATCTCCTCCCACAATATACTTAGCCCCCTCTTTCGGCTGCTTAAATATTTCTAAACTCCCGGAGGATACCGGATTAAATTTCAATTCTCCATTTGTATCGTGACCCATCTCACCTTTTTCTCCAGATTTAGCTGTCAATAAACACGAAGCAACCTTCGCCGTAGAGAAATATGTCTGTCCGGTAGATAAAAACGCCTCTTCTTCCGTGGTTGGGTACTCCTGCATCAGCGATTTCATCGCGTCCGGACTATTCTTACCACCGAACTGAAGCCATTTCATATAATAGTATGTGATTTCCTTGTCCGTAAGCTTATGTTCCACCTGATATGAGGCCCAATCTATCTCGCACTCGTCCATATCCGCTACTGGAATGTTCTCGTAAATCTTTTTCATCTCCATATCATCATACTGCCAGTTGTAGAAATGAGGTAAGAACTGCACCTGAGATATCTGAGGTGTTATTTTCTTTCGCGTCAGCCAATTCTGCTGGAACATCTCGTAGAATCGTCCGGCCATACCCTCGGCTGTACTCTCAATAAATATAAACCCGTCGAACGGTACAGTCGGGAAAGTACCACGCTCTACTTCCTCAGCTCTTTTCGGATAAGCAACGCAAAGCTTCGCGAACTCAGAAACGTGAACGTAATGATAGGTACCGGAACGCCCGGAAACAGCCACAGCGATACTCGAAGTGGAACCCTTTTCTGGTCCGTAGTCGATAACCACCTGCACCTTCCGAGCGGAGCGGTGATTGATTTTGAAAAAAGCTCCTTTAACATCGTCGGCCATGTTACGAAGAGCGAACTCCACCTTCTTATCGAAGATAGATGTAGCGTCCTCAACCTTATGGGCAATAACAATTGAGTCCTTATTAGGATTAAACAGTATCGAATCCAATATAAAAATGTCTATAAACGTAGTAAAGCCCAGCTGTCTGGACTTTAAAATCACATGCCTATGATAGGGACGTGGAATATTTATATAGTTATCGTAAAAATGCTTCTGGGCCCGGTTCATTTTGAACACCTGCTTATCCCCATCCTTTGTCACAATCCAGTATAGGTTCCGAAGTCTCCAGTCCTGGTTCTTTATAAGGGACGGGTCCTCAGTCAGCTCTTCTACAATCCTATCGTTATGTTGCTTCTGAGTTTCCATCTTTTTTATTTTTTAGTTGATTAAAACCAAGCTCCGCTATAGCTAATAATCGTGCTTCTTCATCCTCGAAGTATCGTCTCTGCGCTCGAACTCCCTCCAACCTTTTGAATATCACAAAAAGAGATACTGATTCCGGCCGAGTATTTATCGGGTGGAACCTCTCAACAGTCGGAGTATTCTCGAACTCTTTGTAAAATTGATGCAACTTCATATATTTAAAAATCTAATTCCTTTTCCACATCCTGCACTTCTACAACCTCCTTCTTCACTTCCGAAGCGGTAGCATCTGCAACCGGTGCTACAACCGTTTGGTTTTCAATCTGCTGTAGGACCACTGTGCGGAGCTTATTACCGGCTGCGGATGGGTCTTTATCTTTAGGCTGAGCATTAAATTTCGACCAAGCATTTCCAATTGCGTTCAGCGCTCCAATCAAATCCTTATTAGAAAAGTCACTGAAACCCCTGGCCTTGAATTCGTGCATTGCTGCCAGGGCTAAATTATTAGAATCCACAGCCAAAGCAGTCATGGCATTGTGGAACCCAGGCTTGTTTTCAATATGTGATGAAACAGAATTGGCAACGTTCGGCGAGTACCCAGAGTTGAGTGCTATCTGTTTCTTAGTCTCTCCTTGACCACCAAGAATTCTTTTAGCGTATGCCATTTGTTTCATAGTTGAACCTCGTTGTTTTATAAACATATTCCTATTATAGACGAAATCCGAAAACGTGTCAAAGCTTGGGTGCTAGATTTGTATCTCTAGGCATAACTCTGACATAACTATTTATAACTATTACCTAATCTTAGCGAATCAGTAGGCATAAGGTAGGCATAACATAATACTTATGCCTTGTCAAAACGGCACTAACATTAGCCAAGAACCAGGGGGTTTAGGCATAAGGTCCCTGATTTGGAGAAAAGTTCTGTTCTACAGTATATAGCAATATTTAGCTATATAATATTCCAAAGAATTAGTTTTCTCTAAAATAGGGGGGTTATGCCTAAATAGGATTTGACTTGGCTAATATTAGCCCTAGAATGACCCTATTTGACAAGGCATAAGTATTATGTTATGCCTACCTTATGTCTTTCGGTGACTAATATTAGCCAAAAAAGCATAGGCATAAGAAATGGGGTTATGCCTAAAAAACCTAAAAATAAATTTTTTTAGACTTTTTTGAGTCAGTTTTTGATATCTGCTGGATGGAGGTAGGGGGAGATGTTTTAGATTTACTAGGGGTAGGGGGTCGGGAAGGGGTAGACCCCTAGCTTCATTATAATGAAACAAAAAAAGAAGGAGTGCTACGCACAATCTATCAATGAGCCTGGAAGTCAATCAAAAAAAATGATTGACATATATATAATGAGCCCAGACTCAAGCCTATCGGCGAGCCTTAAAAGGAAAGTCAACGAGATTTGTTTTTACATCCTTGGTATAATTCCCCGCCCCCGCACCATAGCCCCAGCAATACCACCCCGCACCCTAGCACCTAAGCCCACGAATTGCCGACCTAGTCAAGCCCTCTAAAAATACAAGCCCACACAAGCCCCGCCACAGCACCGCAACAACAAAGCCGACCCAATACACTCACCACGAAAAGCCGTATTTAAAGGCTTTCATATAATAGTTATCCACAGCTAAAAGCTTGACAGGCACCGCCACATTTGATATAATGATTACAGATAGACATTTAATAATTAACATAACTATTATGTATTTAAAGAGAAAACACTTTTCAGAAGTGCTGAAAACAGCAGGACTGAAAGAAAAAAGGCTATTTAATAATAGCAACAGGATTGGAGGTTCTGGTAATGCTATGATTTTTTATAGCGGAGAAGTGATTTTTGAAGCTGAAAATGTAGCCTTAATATACATCAATACAATAATTGTATTGAAGCAAGGAGACAGGACGACACTTAATACCGACGGCTATCAGACAATGACTAGCAAAAAATGGCTCAATCACGGCTTAGCTTTAACAGGCTTCAACCATTACATCCAGCAAAAGAAATTCAGTTGGTATATCGTGAACGGCATAACAGGAGCTAAAAAACAGGATTACAGAGACAAAATAACATTAACAAAAACAAAATAACTACAAACAACTAGACCAAGAGAATAGACCCCGAGCGGGTAAAATGTTTACCCGTTCAAATTTATTCTTTAATATAAAACTATGATTAAGCACAATCAATCAGACTGGAAAAAGAATCAGTCAAGACAATATAAAACCAACCTAGCAGGCTATAAATTTACAACATTTTTATTGCTTGCGGTTGTTATCATTTTATTAACTAACATTTAATTCTATGAAGTATTTAAAAAACGAGCATTTCAACGAGGTGCTAAGCCTGGACAACCTAGACAAAGACAAGTTATTTCACCACCAAGAGCGGTTAAGCAGTAAAGCCATGCTATTTTCTAGCGGTGATAACTTGGCAATTGTCTACATCGATACAATCGTATTTTTGAAAGTTGGCAAGACTGTCACATTAAACACGGACGGCTGGCAGACACTGACTAGCAAAAAATGGATTAATGAAGGCTTGAGCCTGGCGGGAATTAATGCCTACATGCACCGCGAAAACTGGACTTGGTATATCAG